TTCAAAAAAACTTTCACTAATAGTGTAGATCTAGCCGGTCAGTCTCTGGCTAAAGATGAAGATTCATTTGAAGCTAGTGATGCACCGGATGGAACTGAAAAGTCAGTTCAAAAGGAGATAACAATGTCGGAAGTAAAAACTCCCGAAATCGACCTGGAGGCTTTTGCTAAGAAGGTAGCGGATGAGACTGCTGCTAAAATCGCAATTCGTCAGGCCGAAGAAAAAGCCGCTGTTGAAGCAGAAGCTAAAGCAGCACAAGAAGCAGTAGAAGCTGAAGCCGCAAAGCAGGCTGAAGTTGAGACTGTAATCAAAACTGGTATTGAGTCAGGTGCTGAGCGCCTCTTGGCCGACGTCGAAGCGAAGCTCGCTGAGAAAGATGCTAAGATTGAGGAAGTAATTGCTCAATATAAGACTGACCTCGAAGAGAAGAATGCTGAAATCACTGCTATGCGTGATTCAAAGCGTGTATTCGCTGATCGTACCGAGTCTGGCAACATTTCAAAGTGGGGCAAGGACTTTATGTATGGCCACCTTCTAGGTGTAATGACTGGAAAAGGTTGGGAAACTAACTACTCTAAGAGCCTTATGGAAAAAGCAGGTATCAACTATGCAGCTAATGCTGGTGATATTGCTCAAGAAGTCTCTACTGCAATCGAGAAGGAAATCATGCTCGAGCTTAAGCTCGCTCAAGCTTTCCGTGAGATCACAATTAACTCACAGACTCAAGTATTGCCAATCCAGACAGATGCAGGTCCTGCAGCTTGGGGTTCAAACACTGATACCGCAGGTAACTTGGAGAACCGTCCTCAAGTCACTAACGTACAGTACAATGCTAAGCAAGTAATCCTGAAAGCAACTCGATTGATCTCGACTACTTTCATGGACAACAACATTGACGAAGAAGTTCTTGTTAACTTGATGCCAATGCTTGTTGAGTCAGTTGCACGTGCACACGCTCGCGCAGTAGACGGAGCTCTTCTTACTGGTACTTCCGGTGGTTCAGAAGCCTTTGATGGCCTCGAAGCTCTTGCAGGCAACAATAAGTTTACAACTTCAGTGGCAGCAGCCGGTACTGGCGTTGTTGACGCAGCAGACTTCCTCGGAGCACGTAAGCTTATGGGTAAGTATGGCATGATGCCAGAAGATCTGATCTATGTTGTATCTCAGAAGCGTTACTACGATCTAATTGCTGATGCAGGCTTTGCCGACATCACAGACGTAGGCTCTGATATGGCTACTAAGATTACAGGTTCTGTAGGTTCAATCTTTGGAACTCCAGTAGTTGTATCTGATCAGCTCGAAGCAGAAGGCGCAAACGCCTCTGTAGGTTATGCTGTTAACGTTCGTAACCACGTAATCCCACGTCTCCGCGGTGTATCCGTAGAGCAAGATTACGAAGTACTCAATCAGCGTCGAGTAATCGTTGCTAGCCAGTCACTTGGCTTCAACCAGCTCGTTGCTAATAACGGTACTACTGACGTATCTGTTGTTAAGCTTGTCCAAGCGGCATCTTAATAGCTAGATAAATAAACTGGGGAGGTTTTCCTCCCCAAGTTTTTACTAATTGATTTATTATGGCAAATTTAATTACTCTTGCAGATTATAAACAGATTGAAGGACTTACTAACCCTAAGGACGACTTTCGTATAAATCAGCTTATTGATTCTGTGAGTCAATTAGTAAAAACTTATTGTGGAAATAGTATTGTAGATTTTTACACTACTAATAAAGTAGAAACTTTTAATATGGACTGGAACACTCATATTGTACAACTTACAGAGTCTCCAGTAAATACTATTGTTTCTGTAGAAAAAAGAGATTCCGTTACGGAAAGTTACACCACCGTGCCAACTACAGACTATTATCTTGATGCAACGACGGATAGTGTACTGTACGTAACGGGATCTGCCTATAAAAACTGGCCTCGCGGTGCGGGGTCCGTAAAAGTTACATATAAAGCAGGATATTCAGTATGTCCTACTGATTTGAGACTTGCAGTAGTAGATTTAATTAAGTACTATATGAAAGATGAGCACACTCAGCGACGGACTATTTCTGGCGCTACTATTGAGAATCAAGGCACCGGAGAGGGGCGAGGCTTTCCAGATCACATTAAACGTGTTTTGGACATGTATAAAAACTTTTAATGTCTAACAGTGCTTTAGCAAAAATAGCAAAAAGGTCTCTTGATAGAGTCGAAAAGCAACTAAGAGAGGTTGTAGAAGACTATGAAGGTCAAATTTTTATTTGGGATGTGCAAAGCTTTAAAGAGTTAATTAGCTCTTTTGTACAAGATGATACAATTACAAAAACTTTAGTAGACATGTATCGTACCAAATTAAAAGCAGCAGACTCTGCTATGTTAAAGATTAAGAGGCATAGAGCACGATTAATAAATACAAAAGCAGATGTTAAAAAGTACAAAATAGAAAATTATGATCCTAAAAGGCATGAAATATTTGCTGTGAGAAGCTATGGTACTGTTGAGCGAATAAAAAGATATATTGGAACACAGTACACTCAACTTACGGGAAGAAACTCTAAAGAAATAACAGGTAGAGTAGATAGAGGAGACAAGCTCTCTGACGTAACGGGCGAGCAGATAGGACACGGAGAATACGGTAGTGCTGTAAGTACTACTAAAGCTGCTATGGCGGAAGCAGTCTTAGGGACAAAAACTGCAAAAAAAGTAGGCTCTCGTCCAGAAAACATAGAGTTGTACACTCGCCTGCAAAGTCGTATAGTGTCATATAAAAAAAGCATGGGAATAAATATGGAATTAAACCATGTGCAAGAAGTAACTTCAAGAGGGGGGATAAGAAAAACTTATACCCCTATTCTATCGTCTCAAAATGCTCAAGAAAACTTACTAGAAGGCCAGGACGAAAGAAAAGCGCTGCAAAAATTAAGAAAAGACCTAAGAAAAGACTATCAAGACATTGTAAATTTACAAGGTTCAGAAACCCTATTAGAAGCAGTAGAAGCAGTTCAACTAGAAAATATTATACCTAAAGGTAAAAATACTTATTACAAGGGCAAAGCAAAGCCTAGAAAAACAGTAAAAAATAAAGGAAAGGGTAAGGCTAAGAGTACAAAGCGTCAAAATAAAGTAGTACCTGTAATTACAGGAGCTGGAGTACCCAATCTTCATAAAGTTAATCCTTCTAGGAATCCTCGTAGTGGGGGCTCTTTAATTAGTTTAATTGGTATAATAAATGAGTCTTTGCCTCAGATTGTAGCAAAAAATATGAAAGACCCAAGACTTGTAAATCGAACAGGAAGATTCGCAGAGTCTGCCAGGATTACTGATATAATAAAAACGCCTCAAGGATTTCCTAGCGTTGGATATACTTATCAGAAAAATCCTTATCAAACTTTTGAAACCGGAAATAGACAGGGGTCCCCTGATAAAGACCCTAGACGATTGATAGATTTTTCTATTAGAGAGATAGCAGCAAAACACGCAATAGGACGTTTTTATACTAGGAGAGTCTAATGACAACAGATATTAATCGAGGATACTCTACTAGACGGCTAGGTATTACTAATGCACTGGTTGAAAAGTTAAAAGAAATTGATGGAAACGGCGAGTTTAACACAGACATGTACGGAAACGTACACCCTAGGCTAAAGTTTTGGGACGAAGTAAATGAGTTTCCTTCTATACATTTAAATGCAGGTAGTGAAAGTAGAATTTACCAAGCAGGAGGATACAAAGATAGATTTCTTTCCGTTACTGTTCGAGTATACGTTCAGGCAGAAGATTCGGTAGAGGCTTTAGAAGAGCTTCTTGAGGATATAGAAACAGTTATAGAGACAAACTCTCGTTTAGAATATGAAGATAGACGAGGAGTTACTCATTACACACATCAAATTAGTATTATTAGCATTGATACTGATGAAGGAGTATTGGAACCGCTAGGTGTAGGAGAAATTCTTCTGGAGGTTCGTTACTAGAAACGGCTGGCAAGAACAAACGTTCACGTCCTAGTCCTTTCAATATACATAGGAGATAAACTATGGCAGATACATTATATTTTAGTCGCGATACTCAGGTATTCGTTAAGATAGGCAGTGCAGTATGGACAATGCCTGTTCTTGATGGATTCTCTTTCTCGCAAGCAACAAATGCGTCAGAAATTACTCTGAACGAAATGTCAGACACCTCAGGCAATAGCCGACGTGCACGACAAATGTTTACTGATTCTTATGCACCGGCTGAGTGGAGTTTTTCTACTTACGCACGTCCCTTTAAATCAGTAGGGACTACAGACCCTGTAACTCAAGGTGTTGCCGATAGTGCTGTGAAGCATCACGCAGTAGAAGAAGTCTTATGGGCAATGATGGTAGGAGATGCAGCTTATGCATCAAATACTTTTACAGGCTTTACTGCAGACGGCGATGATCTTGATATCACTTTTGCAAACTCAAATAAAACAAGTCTAGGAAAAGCAGATATTTTCTTTGTAATGGGCGGCGCTCGTGGAGGCACAAAAACTACTTACAAAATTGCAGACTGTTGTGTAAACGAAGCTTCTTTAGACTTTGATATTGATGGAATTGCTACTATCAACTGGTCGGGTTTTGGTACAATAATTACAGAAGATACGGCTCCATCACCTACAATTTATGAAGGTACGGCTTCTAGTGATACAAGTAATTTTATACGTAATCGTCTTACTAGTCTAGCTATAAGCACTACAGACGACCACTTGTTAGCTACTGGAGAGACTGCGGATAGTGACTCAGCTCGAGAAGACTATGACTTAGTTTTAACCGGAGGAAATGTAACTATTTCAAATAATATTACATTTTTAACTCCAGAAACTTTAGGAGTTGTTAATCAGCCTCTTGGTCATGTAACGGGAACTCGATCTGTATCAGGTAACTTTACTTGCTACTTAAATGCTGAAGCAGACTCAAGCGCTGATTTGTTTGAGCGTCTAATTGAAGATACAGATACCATTGTTAATAATTTTACTTTGTTATTTAAAGTAGGGGGAGGCGCAACTCCTCGTATTGAGTTAAACATGGCGCAATGTCACTTAGAAGTACCTACTCACTCAATTGATGATGTTATCTCGCTGGAAACTAACTTCCATGCGTTGCCTAGCACAATTAGTTCAACAGACGAACTAACTATTAAGTACGTCGGAG